AAGAATTTTATAAACGTCGGCGCGCTCTTTTGCAGATCCGCGCAAGTAATCGTCAAGATCGAATTTTACTTCTTGAGTAGATGAAACGAAATCATTTGGCATTCCAGTCATTGAAAGACGCTCTTCTATACTCGTACAAATTGGACGAAGTGAGAAATCAAGCAAAGATTGCCTTGCCAAACTCGCGTTGGAGTACGTCATACTTGATCCAGATTCTGCGTCCACATAATAAGCCGGAATGCCAGTAACGCGAGCGAGTTCGGTTGCAACATAGGAACGCGCTTGATTTAATTGTAATTTCTCCGGATCGAATCCAAGTGTTTCCAGAGTTACGTCGGCATTGAGGAATGCGGTTGAACGATTGCGACGAGCAGAGCCCCAAGACTCTAAAAGTTTTGCAATACGATCCGCCGGAAGAGCTGCGCCGTTAGATTTGAGAACCATTGTCGGAACCGGTTCGCGCGCGTACATTGTCGCCGCGCGTTCCAATTCTGCACCGGCTTTAATTGTGCGACCTGCGCGATTGAGAATTCCCTCGTCGTTTCCGTAGAACACCGCAAGAGATCCGACGCCTTCATAAGGAACTGGCATTGAATCTACGCAATAGTATTCAATCTCTGTTCCGTTTGCATTTGTTTTAATTGTGACGCGAGTCGGATCTATTCTTTCGCAAGAACGAATGCGATATGTGTCGCTATAAATCTCTTTAATCTGTAAATATCCATAACCATATAGGAGGATATCTTCTGCAAGCCACGCATAGGTAGCAGATCCCGGAACGCGTGGATCTGGCTGACTGATAACTCGCGGTGGAGTTTCCACTCTTGCGCCGTCGGCTTTTGTGCGAACCTTAAGAGGAATGCTTGCAACACTTGACGAAATAATGTTTCGGGCTCTGGCGCATGTTGGAACCGACATAAATTCAACGCGTGAAGCCGTGATTCCAGCCACGCCGTAGATGTTGTATAGCGAAGAGGTGACATTGACAGGAGCGAGAGACGCTTCTATGTCGGAGGTCGCCGGTACGCTTTGAGGCTTTGTAATAAATAAATCTTTTAAACCCATGCGCAAAGTGTAGAGCGCACTTATACGCTTATCCGACGAGAATGTCTATCTCTGTCTCTCCGCGTGTCGCGAAGTGTGTGCAAAGAGCTGCGGCAACGGCAGCGCACACGGTTGTCTGAGACGCTCTTCTTCCTATGATCCAGCCTCCATCGCCATGAGGCAGTCGCACGGCTGAGAGAATTTGTTTCGTCAATTCTGGATTTCGATTGTGTCGAAGTCTGCCGGAAGTAATTGCCGAAAGTAGAAGATCGCAAGAAGTCGCGTAGTTATGCCCGTCGAAATCCATAATCGGGATACCGGCTGGCACAAGGCGTCCGGCAACGGCGGAGGCGGTGCGCTTGCTATAGGCGACAACCTCGACGGGATACTTTCGAAAGTGATCCGCTATGTCGTTAGCTATAGATAGATCATTGAGAGAGACAGAGTTCTCCCATGTTCGCATTAACTTTATCACGAAGCGATTTTCGTCTAAGCGTTGGGCTGCGACTAACGCGCCCGCTTTTCTGTCCGGTGATAAGTCAAGTCCGAACCATGTTTGACGTTCAATATCGAGATCTACGTCGTCGCCACATTCCTCCCACGAAATAGCCGGAATTACTGCGTCCTTTTGGTGGATCCATCTGCACAATACTTCCGTCTGGACAACGTGAGGCGGATCGTTGAGAACGGCTCGAATGTTGTCCTCGTGGATTGTGTGACCAAGTGCTGGATTACTAGCGACCCAGTTATTTTCGTCGTGGATATCTTCGGTATAGGCAGACCATTCAAGATATGTAATTTTATCGGTTCCACCGACTGCGGCATTCATGCCACGTTCCCGAAGTTGATTGAGTACGACGGAGGACTGATCTCCAGCCGTAGAGAACGTCCAGACTTGAGGATTCCTAGACGCCATCATGGTGTAACGCAACGAAGCGAAGCCATCAAGATCTTTCATCATAGAAAGTTCGTCCATGTAAATCACTTCTGGACGTGCGATTCCTCTAGCTGCTGAATTACTGGCGCGGACTAGATAACGATTTCCGGATTTAGTTTCAATCTCTTCGGATCCATGAGCCCAGCGAATAACTTTGACTTGCTCCTTGAGTTCGTCGTGAGTTTCGATAATCTTGACTATCTGACGAAAGAGTTCGAGCGATGTAGATAGCCGGTGAGCCGAGGAAATTTGAAGAGGCTCGTTCCATAAGAAGAGTCCGGCTAACGCTCTAACCATGAGAAGCGTAGATTTTCCATTCTGGCGCGCCCCTACTATGCAGATCTCACTCGAATTCCACCGTTGATCCGGCTTGATTTTATGCGCGTGTTCCATGACGAATCTTTGCCACGGCATAAGTTGGATCCCGTATTTAGTCGCAAAGTCGATAAGTTCGCCACCTTTAGACGGTAAATCGTTGAGCCGTGAGTGAATTCGAGGCGTAGGAGAGCCGATTAGAGACTTTACTGGCGCAAGTGTCGAATCTATGCTGACCGAATCCCTGTTCGTCCCTGATACGACCTTGAGAGCCCTTGTCTTGCTTGCTCCAGCCTTAGTCATAACTTATCGTTTCGTTTAGTGGTGAAAGAGATTCACGGGATAGCATGGCGGTGGAACGACGTGCCAAAAAAAAGGCGGAAGGCTTATCTTGCTTTCGCGAATTGCACGATACACACGCGGCGATTAGATTATCCGGATTCAATATCTCGCCTCCCTTATTCACCGCTTGTACGTGATCCACGGTATTAGCCGGCTGACCGCAATAACCGCACGTGAATCCGTCCCGAGCCAATATCATCTTGCGCATTTTGCGCCACGCTGATCCATAGACTTTCCCGTGTCTATCCTGCGCCATTAATAGAAGCCCTTCAATTTGAAGAATGACCACGCCTTGCATGGAGTGGAATGCCTGTGTTGAATATAGCGCAAGCCTCTATCTATTTGCTTGAATGGATCACGTTCTTTCATCTTGAGCAGCTGAGGTATTCCATAAGCCGTTGATTGTTTATTCTTAGATTGTGGATTCCATTGAGATTCTTTAGTCCATAGCAGATTCACACAATGAAATTCTTTTGCATTGAGAAGCTTTGTGTATGCATAGAGTTTATATATTTCGGTTGTGTTGTTAATTGCATTTGATGGATAAGCCGTCATAACCACTTTTATTTTTAGCGGTCCCGCGACCACCGAGAAACGGCTGCGAGCTATTCGCCTTAGCGGCTCGCCACCGTGTCGCGATGGTATCCGACCTGTCAAGTTACCGACGAGTATGTGGATAACTTGAACGGCGCTCCTGCGTGTCGTCCACAGGTTATTCGTTGCCTGTGGATAACTATTCATTCGATATCCTCCAGTAATACCACGCCCATAACTCCACACTTTAGACATTCCAGCACCTTGACATTAGGCGGCAGCTTGTCTGTGACGATTCGTTCGCGTTGCATAGTGACCTTCTTGCATATCCGACAACTAGATAAGTGAACGTCCATGTTCGCTCCTTACTAGATCTTCGATTGGAAAGAGATTGTGTTGCTCGATCCACCATGAATCCTGAGATCGGTGTTTATACTTCGCGCGTTTAGCGAATTGAACAGGTATCCAGCCGGCTATCCGGTAGGTAGGCGATTTACCGACGACCATAACCGCCACGTCGCTATCTCTGTCATTGGGATAGATAATCAAGTGTCCGGATTCGTATTTTGTCCATTTGATTTCTAAGCCTTGACCCACGTCGGCGTGATGTTTGCCGTTATTTTGACGTGCGTCATAATCAAGCCCGAAGTAACGTGCGACGATTAATTCCGCAGTTATAGATTCGGCTAATTCGCTGACTTGTTCGTGCGTGTTAAGAGCCAGGTTGTATCTCGGCTGAGATCCCATTACTCCGGATCCTTGTAATATCTTTTCTGTTGCAGCTTGATGAATATACATTTCATCGGCGAATGCAACTGAATATCTTAATTCGTAAGACGGCAATTTACACATATCCATAAGACTTTTTCAAGACCTGAATACTGATAGCCGGCAGAATCGAATTTCAATAATAACTTGCACGAGTCACATTGTTCGACCTTGTATTCGGCAGTAACTTGTCCATCAAGTAAGAGTTTCGCGGTCATCGTGCGCGGATTTATTATCTCTACGAATTCGCTCATTTCTTCACCGCCCAATTACCATCGGATCCAAGTACGCCCCAGACGACTTCGCATTGGTGAGACACGATTCCATTCGGGCAGTACCAGCCACCGTAGGGCTTATCTGTTTTCTTAGATACTCCGGATCTGAAATTGCGTTGCCCGTGCTTGCATGAATATGGATCGTCAATAATTGCTCCACCTAGAGAATCTTTGATGGTGTCGATTGCCGTTCCTAGTGTTGGCATGCCGGCAGCTTCGGCGGCTTCTTTAGTGTCCCACGATGGAATCGAAGTCCAAGCGTCGCTCTTCTTCAATTCTGAAACGTCGGAAGTGGATAGTCGTTCAACCTTTTCCATGTCTTGACGTGTTGGACGTGCGGCAGTTTTCGGATCCTTAGACGGTGAAGCTAGTCCAATGACTCGTCCGATTGCGCTAGTGATTCCGTTCTCGACCCAGAAGTGCAGATTGACTCCACGATCTGACCGCATTTCCAGCGCGTAATCTGTGAATGATGGAACGTGATCCTCGAACTCTTTGAAGAATTCTGCCTTGACGAGTACGTAACCTTTAACGACGTCGATATCCTCGATATGCGTGATGATTCTGCATGACGGGAATTCGGCGTGGATTCTTGTAATTCGAGCATTTACGTCCTCGTATCCTTCTAGGAAATTACTCATTTCTTAATCTCCTTGAGTGCGCTTGCAATAGAACGTCCGCGAACGTAGCCCTCGGAATGTCCATCTTTCCAGCCTCTTGAGTAGCCCCATGAAATTCCAAGAATTCCAAGGATTGCCAGACTTAACCAATAACCTATTTCTTCGTACATTTTTATGCTCCCGTGGGAGCCTTGTCGTTGCTCCCGAGAAAAGAGTCTCATCGAAAGCCGACATTATCAACCTTTAGGCGTATCCGTCGGCGTGTCTATCGGCTTTGCTTTAGATTTGAGCCCGTTACCGGCTAGTACGCCACCAAGAGATCCGGCTAAGAATGTCACAATCATCTTTAGCACGTCTATAAACGCGGCGTCATTAGGAGCTTGATTGACTACTGGTTGAGTCACGAATATAAGTGCGTAAGTAATGCCAACGGTAGTGATGACGAATACCGTTGCCAGAGATAAGCCGATGGCAAGAATAAGGCGCGCGTGTATATCTTCCGGAGATAATAATTTACGGTTGCGATTCATAGATTTCGTCTCCGACCAGATCCTTAGAGCAGACACCTGCGACTTCGCATTCCGGAGGATTGCATTCCGGCTTTTTCCAATTTTGAAATTCTTGACATTCATAACGTATGGATCCTTGATAACCGCAAGACGACAACGCTAAACATAGCCCTATGAGAAGCGCTGCCGCCCGTGCGAACGGACTCACTTTCCAGAGACACCGAAGGCGACGTCTTTAGGATTGAGATATCGAAGAATGACGGGAATTACTGCCGCCATTCCTGCGGTAAAGATTGCTTTTGGATCTGTCTCACCGATTGCAATAAGTGCGACTGCCGCAGCTAGAAAAGAACGAGCCCATGAGGCTCCGAGTGCTTTTGCTTCCTTCATTTTTTTAGCCTTCCTATTTTTTTCTTTATAGGTGTTTTTACTTCTTCGACGATGACTGGAAGATCACCATCGAATTCTGCAAAACGGCAACGACCGAAACCGACAACCGGTGACCCTGTACCGAGTGCGCGAGTCTTGATCATTACCATTCCGCCGTTGCGTTGATCGCCTGTCCCTGACGTAT